AGGCAAGTCTGGACGAGATTGAAGACTTGGTAAAAAGGCTCTTGCGCGGCGACAGATGACTGCGCTAGGACTATGGTCTGGGGGGCGCATCCAAGCGGCAATGGACGTTTTGAAGCAATGGTAAGTTGACGGACTGCGCTACGGCCCAATCAATAGAAACCAAGCCCCCCGACGAATTTGGAGAGAACGATGACTTCTGTGCGAGAGAATATCCTAAGTCAGGCATCGGATATAACAGCGGGCGACCGCGAAAAAGACTACGGCAATCCGCACGACAACCTGACTAACATGGCGAGGCTTGTCCAAGCCTACTTGTTCGGGAAGCACGGCATCGAAGTAGATTTGGATTCTGAGGACATGGCTTGGATCATGTTGCTGCTGAAAGTTGCGCGATCATCCACGGGCTACAAGCACGACAACTATGTGGACGCCGCAGCCTACGCCGCCATCGCTGGCGAATGCCGAAATACTATCAACGATAGGGCTTGACAGCCTATAGACTACCGCACTACTCTATATCCAGACAAACACACACGACACGTTAACTACTATGACCATGACCAGCGCACCACGCAACGGCCCCATGTTCAGTCTGTGTTTGTCCTAACGCAAACTGGAGGGCTACTATGGCAATCGACCTATTCAAGTATATCGAAGAAGGTGTCGCGCTGAACAAGTCAGCGTGGCCGCTGTTTGGTGAAGGTGACGTTTACCTTGACCGCAATTCGGTCCTGACCGCTTCCGAAAATCTGCGCTGCTTGCGCGAGTTGAAGTTTTCCAAAACCACACCCCGCGAAAGCGACAAGTGGGGCATGGCAGAACGGGGCCACGCCGTCGAGGCATGGGTCGTCGAGCAACTGCGCCGCGCTCATTTGCCTATCACATTAGCTGGCTCAGATCAGCGGTCTTTCCTGCACGATGAGAGCGGCCTGTCTGGCACTCCAGATGGCGTTGCGTGGGTCGACGGCAAGGCAATGCTAGTTGAGTTCAAGTCAGTTGATCCACGCACCAATCTGGAAGCGATGACGGCTCCTAAGCCGCAGCACTTGGCGCAAGTTCAGCAAAATATGTGGCTGTTGCATATGCACGATACTCCTGTCGATGAAGCGATGGTGCTGTATGTCGATGCCTCTGACTTCCAGCGGCACAAGCAATTCAACGTGGCATACGACAATGGCGACATGGCGCGGCGGGCAGAAATCCGTGCGGCGATCTTGTTCGACACTGAAGTCATGAATTTGCCCGCAGAGGGCTTGACCAACAACGGCTGCACCTACTGCGCCTTCAAAGAGGAATGCAGCGCCATTCAGGTTGCCAAGGGCGAGAAGCGCAAGTCCGACAAGCCGTCGATGCCTGTCTTCGCCCCTCGCGGCATCACTGAGTCAGTCAGGGAATACGGCTCCATCAAGGAGCAGATCAAAGATTTGGAAGCCCGCGCAGACGCGCTGTCGGCTACCATCAAGGAGTATGCAACAGGCGAGAACCAGATGGAGTTCGACACTGCTGCCTACAGCGTCAAAGTCACGGAAGTGGCTGGGCGTAAGACACTGGATACTGCGGCCTATGCGAAGGCCACTGGAGTCAGTGCAGACGGCTTCTACAAGGTCGGTAAGCCGTCCGTCCGTCTCGAAGTTACAGCAAAAACCTAAACATAGCCAAGGAGAACATCATGGCAAACGAAGTAACCACCTCGCCGTTCGGCGGACCTATCGCTCTCGTCAACGCCCAAGCAATGGCAGATGCAGTCACAGCATCCGCAGCGCAGGGCCAGATCGGCGGCGCACCTGACGGCTCTGTCTACCTCAACTTCACTGGTAAGCGCGGCGTCTACGAGTTCGGTAAGGACAAGGAAGACATCGACGCCAGCGAATTGTGGCTGGTGAACATCGCGTCCTTCGAGGATGGCTATGTTTGCTGGAAGGGCGGCAAGACCATCGCCACCCGCATGGCGAACATCTACAGCGGACAGCGCATCCCGCAGCCCGCCTCTGATGAGCAAGGCCCGTTCAACACCACGCAGGGCGAAGGCTGGTTTGCAGCCAAGTCGATGGTCGTCAAGTCGCTTGAGGCAGATGATCGCCAAGGCTACTGGAAGATCAACTCCAAGAGCGGCGTGGCTGTCTTCGCTGACTTGCTCCAGCAAGTAGGTGAGCGCCTTCGCGCTGGGCGTCCGTCTTGGCCGCTGGTCAACATGGGCAAAGAGAAGTTCGAGGCCCAAGGCCAGAAGAACTACAAGCCCGTGCTGACTGTCTACGGCTGGCTGTCTGACGCTGCCGTGTCTGAATTGGCGGCTGACGCTGATGCAGATATTGACGGGCTGATCCGCTCGTCGGAAGGCGGCGGCGTTCCCGCTGCTCGTCGTCGTCGCGGCGTCCTGTAAATAAAAAATAGCCCCCAGTGACCAAACTGGGGGCTAAGTTAACCTCGGCAGGGAGGTAAGTCTGCTAGGACCAAGGAGGATATTAGTGCTATGGATAAGTCAGGTCAATACAAACTTGTGACCACGCACGAACAAGTGCAGCAAGTCATCAAAGAAATCACAGACTCAGGTGCAGTCCACGCGCTGGACTTCGAGACTACAGGGCTGCGGCCCGACAGCAGCAAGGTGCGTCTGACTTGCATCAGCGGCCCCGCTGGCAACTACGTCATCGACCACTTGCTGTGCAAGCCGTTCACCTACTACGCCAATCTGCTGGCTGACGCCTGTCCGTGGGCAGTGTTCAACGCTGGCTTCGAGGGGCGCTGGTTCGACTTCGCCACTGACGGGCCGGACGTTGTGCTGTTCGATGTCGGCGTCATGTCCAAGGCGAAGCTGGGCGGTCGCCCGTTGTCGCTGGCCGACATGGTGCGGCGCGATCTGGGCAAGACACGCGACAACAAGCACCTTCAGGTGTCTGACTGGTCGCAGCGGGAATTGTCGCTGGAGCAGTATGACTACGGCTTTGAGGATGCAGAGGACACCTACAACCTCTACACGATGTGGGCGGCTGCGCTGACGGCGGCGCAGATGGCGGGCTTCTACGTCCTGAATGACGCATGGCGCGGCACGGCGGAGATGGAAGACACAGGCATGACCATCGACGAGGAGCATCACAGCCGCCTTATCAATATGTGGTCAGTGCGGCGCGTGGTCGCTGAGAAGGTGCTGCGCCGCTACACGCCGCCAGAAATTATTGAGAACCTACGCTCAAAAAAGCAAATCTCTGACTTCCTGAAGACTGTCATGGACGAGACAAGTCTGCGGTCGTGGCCGAAAACAGACAAGTCAGAGCAACTCCAGACTGACCGCAAGCAATTGCGTCAGGCGTCCTTTCGTTCACCCTACCCGTTCTCGCGCTGGCTGGCGGCGATGATCGTGTTCAACCGCGCAGACAAGTATCTAGGCACTTACGGCGAGACGCTGCTGACAAAGCAGCGGCTGGCTGGCCGTGTCTACGGGCGCTTCAATATCGCTCAAGCCGTCACTGGCCGCTACTCGTCGTCCAGCCCCAACCTTCAGAACATCCCGCGCAATCCGCTGGTGCGGCGATCCTTCATCGCCCCGCCCGACACAGAGATGGTGCTGGCCGACTACAGCGGCATCGAACTGCGCGTCTTGGCGGAAGTAAGCAACGACAAGCAGCTAAAGCAAGATGTGATCTTTGGGGACGTTCACGCCGAATCGGCCATCACACTGTTCAAGGTCGATCCCGCTGAGTTTAAGGCCCGCCTGAAGGCCAAAGACCCCCGCGCTAAGGAGATGCGCTCAAAGGCCAAGGCATTCAGCTTCCAGCTTACCTACGGCGCTGGCAACGCTGCTCTGGCTATGGTGCTGCGCTGCTCTGACGGCGAGGCGGCGGAATACGTCGATAAGTGGGCGGCGCGGTATCCCTACGCCTACGCGCTGCGCTTCCAGATGTTCGATCAGATGAACGCCACAGGGCTGCTGCCGATCAAGTCTGGCCGCACAGTCTACGTTCACAAGAACGAGCGGTCGCTGCCCGTGGCATCGAACTACCCAATCCAAGGCGCTGCCGCTGATGTGATGTATCGCGCAGTCACGCGCATGAGTTTCAAAGTCTACGAACTGCCATTCAAGGCGCGGATGCTAGCGTCGATCCACGACGAATTGCTGATGTTGGCGGAGACAGGGCGCGGCGAGGAACTGCGGGAAATCATGGTCGAGGAGATGAGACAGGCTTGGCTGGACATTTTCCCCAATGCTGAAACGGCAAACCTATCGGAGAGCGCAGTCGGCCAATCGTGGGCGGCGAAGCCCTAAACACTACATCTTGTAGCCACTAGGGGTTGACCCCCCCATATTGTGTGGCTTCACAGATGACTACAAAAAGATCAGTATCACAGTTCTGCTAAGGAGGGACCACCATGTTCACTATCGGAGTTGACCCCGGATCGCCGCTGACTATCGGCGTCCTGTTGGAAGGCAAACCATACAAATGCTACAGCGGCGAAGAAGTTGCTGTGCAGATCGTCAAGGCTGGGCGCAAGAGCGCCTCTTGGATCAACCAAGCCGCCCTGATTACCACGATCCTGCGGACGCTCAAGGCGCTGGCGGCTGAACACAATTACCAGCCAATGGTCATCATTGAGCGCGTCACGATCCGCCCTAACGAGAGCCTGAGTGCTGGCGTCCCGTTTGTTGGGTCGATGTTCTTGACGGAAGGCATCTGCGCGGGGCTGAAGCTGCCTTACAAGCTAGTGCCGCCGTCAGTCTGGAAGCCAGCGATGAAGATCGCCG